GATAATGTTTTCAGCCTGAGCTTGTACTACTTTTCTCGGTGGAGTTCTTTTAATTAAAGATTTAGCCATACCTTTAACAGCAGAACTAGTTTTTTTCATTAAGAAGTCCATTTGCATACGCAATACTTTTTCGCGTTGGTCGCCATGAACCGCGCGAACTGCGTCTTCTGATAGATCAAATACTGGATATAGGTCTGGATAACTTCTAGCTATTTCATTTTGAGTTTCATCAAAAATCCATGCACCTTTGTCTGGGTTATCCACAATATCTTTTAACATTTCAAACTCTGAATTATAGCCATAAACACTAGCTAATCCAGAGATAGGAGTTCCACCTTTTTTCATGTACTGCTTAGGGAATGAATCTCCTAAACCTAATTTTTCAATATCTGCTGAGTTAAATTTACCAAGCATATCTTTGTTTTTAATGTCTTCAATAACTTTGAAAACCATCATGCGATCTGCTTCTTGAGTTTTTTCTTTCTCAATCAATGAACGTACCTCTTTAAATTCAGAAGACAACTCTTTATTAACCTTTTCAATAGCAGACTTTTCCATAGCATCAGCTACAGACTCGCGAGCTTCAGTTAATTGTTTGTTATATTTCTCTAACTCTTTACCTTCCATACCAAGTAATTCACCTGATGAGAAGATAGTGTTATCATAATTTTCTCTTAACTCATCCATCTCTTCTTGAGTAGCAAGCATACGATCAAATACACCTCTGATCTCTGGACTTACTTCTGGGTTAGTACGCATACCTTTGTACACAGATAAGAGCCAATTCTTAAAAGATAAAAAAGCTTTTTTAAGAGCCGACGATGGAGCTTTTCCAGTTTGTAAATAATTAACAAAAGCTTCTGTGAATTTCTCGTGTTGGTCGTTAGTTAATTTACCATCTTTAGAACCAACGTATTTTTGTATTAATTGAAAGTCATTCTTAATAGAATCACTCGCATTAGCATCAGCTTGTACTTTCTGCATAATATCTAAAAAGAAATGTCCTGACTCATGGACAAAAGTCGAAAAGTCTCTTGCTTGTGATAACTGGATAACTCGGCCTTCTGGAGTGTATGAACCTTGGATATTATCTTTTAACTTTGAAACAAATCCTTGTTTCTGTGGGCCAGATGCGGCCTTAATAATCTTAGGCGCATACTTCTGATATAGGTCTTCTGCTTTAGTGCCTTCACGAACCGCTAATTGATTGAAAAATGACGATACGGCTTGAGCATTAGTTCTTGCATCAGTTGGATTATATAAACCAGTATCAACTAATTGTTGAGTTACGTCTTGAGTAATTCTGGTTCTTACTTGTTCTTGAGCTACAGCTTCTGAGTTAGCTTGCTCTTGTATTTCTTTTGGAATATCCGCTAAAGCCTCTTTGTCAGCTTTAATATCGTTAGCAGACTTTTCCATGCCTTTAGATTTAAAATCGCTAGATAAGGCCTTAATGACTTCGTCAGATACTTTTGACATATCTTGTGGAGTTAATACTAAATCAGTTCCAGACTGTTGCGCTAATTCCCATTTCTCTAATATACCAAGGCTTGCAGCAACTTCTGATGGTGACTTAGTTTTATCTTGATTAAATACAGCTTCATTAAACTTTTCTACGTCAACGTGCAGTTCTTCTAATGGAGTACCTTTGACTTGTTCATTATGAGCTTCAGCATACTTCTCTGGCATACGCTTGTATGTCTTAGATTCTTTGCGATCTTCGACGTATGAGTTAATGTAATTCTTAAGCGATTCAGCTTTTGATAAGTCTGAAGCTGCTTTAGTAGATGCCTCAATAGAATAAGATCCACCAGCAGTTATCCCACCAGCACCAGCTCCAACGATACCAGCATTAACGGCTCTTTGAGCAATGCCTTCTAAAGCTTTATCATTAACACCCATACCATAGTCTGTAATATCTTGAGCTACGCTTGTGACAAACTCTTCTAAACCTTCTTCTCCAGCAGTTTTAAAAATATGTTTTAATCCATTTTTAAATACTTCTTTAGCTGTTGATTCCCCAAGCTGAGCAACTGTGTTTTTAACCATGTTTTTAAAAGCAGGATTACCAATACCAGAAATAGATTCTATTCCAGTTTCAATACCTGAAGTAACTACAGCATTGGCGGCAGCTTTATCTAAAGGAACACCAGCTTTAACATTTTGTTCCATCTTTTGACCAGTTCCTGAAGCGCCTAACATAGTTAAGCCCAATGGTCCAGATACTGCTATTAATCCTAATTGCGGAATGTTAGAAGCGATCTGCATAGCTGCAACTCGTGAAGCTTTTTTTAAATTACCTTGTCTAGCCTCATCCACTATATCGCCAGACATTTCTTTTGGAGCCATATACTCAGCACCAGTTTGAAGTGATCTAGTTAATGGATTAGAAATAAAAGCTTGTACTTGTTCTTGTTGTGCAGGATTTTCTATACCCATTAATCTATTAGCCAATGGAGCAATGATAGCAGGAGCTTGAGAAATTCCTTTAACTAATGATAAAGTTCCAGAGGCGGCAGATGAAAACAAATCACCTATAAAAGAATGATCGTCAACATTGTCTTCCATTTTTTTTAACGTCTCAAGATCGTCTTTTGAAACTGAGGCGTTGTCTGGGTTAGATAGATAACTACTAGTTTTTCTATAGTTTTTAATTAAATTTATGTATTCATTTTCTTGTTCTTTAACTGACGCTTGCTTAAATGCCTCCTCTTTTACAGGCTCAACAACAGATGGGGCTACTTGTAATTTGTTAGCTACTTTTAATACGTTTGCATATTCGTCTGGCTGACGCTGAGAAGCTGCATACTGAGAAGCTGCAAATGGATCTTGTGGAGGATTTTCTTTATATAACTCAGTATATTTATTTTGCATTTTTTTCCTGCATATCGTTATACATTTTAAGAATAAGAGCTGGAGAACTTGTTAGCTTTAGATAATCAATAGCTGCATTTATCTCCGACAACTCTGATGCTGGTATCTCTTTTATTTTTTGATCTGGTTTAATATTAAATCCATAATCAGAGCTAAACCAACCAGTCGATTGTTTTAATGCAAGCTTATCAATAATCTTTTGCTTTTCTTCTGTTTTAAGTTTTCGACCAATTAATTCTTCTTCTGCTTTGATTTCAGCTTGAGCAGAAGTTCTAAAAGCTCCAATATATTTTTGATTTTTGATACCAAGCTCTTTAGCCTTGTTACCAATCATATCTTTTTCTGAACCATACTCACCGATCATTTTTTGATACTTTTCAGAGTTAGCTTTTTTCTCGTCGTTAAGTTCGTATAGTTGAGTTTTAGTAGTGGTCGATAACTTTGATTCTCTGATTTCGGAATCATCTACTTCAACATTTGGATCAAGAAGTTTATCTCTTAGTGCATTTTTAACTTCTGGATCATCACGTTTAGCAAATCCATTCTGAACAAGATCACCGTAATTAGTCCAAGCTTGGCGTTGCGAACTATCGGCATTATTCCAATACTTAGCTACAAAAGCTGGATCAGTTACGTTTCCACCATTCTTATCAAGATAATTAGATGCTGATATATCAACTTGTTTTTTACCATTCTCAATTCCATTTTTCTTGTCTTGAAACATAGCTCCAAATTGAGATCTAGCAAATACACGCGCATCTGCGTTGTCTCCAAATTTTTCTTTAAAATATTTTTCAGCCTGAGATTCATTTAAACCTTTTGCCAAAGCCTCGTCAGCAGCAGTTAATGCTATTGATCTAGTTGCTCCAGTTTCTAAATCCTTAATAATTCCCTTAGCAGCTTCCTTGTCTATCTGATCTTTAAAAGTATTGAAGTACTTTTTAGCGTCCATGTCTAAGCCGCGAGATAATAAGTCTTGCAAAACGCCTGAGTGCGTCTGTGTAGATGCCTCTAGCTTTAATAATTTATCTTGCTCTGATCCTATTCCATAGCCTTCAGAAGTAGCAAGAGTGTCTAGGATAGCATTTTGCTTTCCAAGATTTTCTTGCACCAGCTTTATATCAATTCCACCTTGATCTGTAAGGTAGCGATTAATAGTATCTTTTTGAGCTGTTTTAATTCCAGCCATCTTGGTATTTTTTTCCCAAGATTTTAATTCAGAATTGGTATGATCTTGAACTGATGAATATATTTGTTGCCATCCTTGACTAGCAAGTCCTGCAAACTTTTGCTGTTGTCTTGGATTAAGATTTCCATTGATTTTTTCAATCTCTTTATCCCAAGCTTCTTGAGCTATGTCTTGTGCTCCAGCAGCATCTTTTCCTTTAACTTGGCGAACTTTATTTAAGATATTATTTTTAGCTTCTGTTAAAGCATTATCCGCTTCAATAACAGCAGTAGTATCAATACGTTTTTCAATGTCTTGAACTAAACCTTGTGCTGCTTGATAAGCTCCAGCAACAGCATCACCACCACCAAAAGCAGATAATGGAGCTTCTTGCGCTACTCTATTTGTAGGTATTCCAACTTCTTGTACGTTGCCTGTGTATTTAGGTATGCTTGGCATCTAATCTCCCCAATCAGGAAGCTTCATTTTGCTAGTTTTGGTAGAACCCACATTACCTTGTATATACCTAGCCGCATTTAAGCCGCCAGTTAAAATAGTTCCAGCCTGATTAGTTCTTGCCGAAGCTTGCCCCATTTGCGCTACAATTTTATAATCTTGAGCTTGTTGGTTGAATCCTAATGATTCTCTAAAAGCATTGTTTTCAATAGTCTGAGCATCTTCATAGCCAAGGTCAAAAGTTTCTTGCTGTAGATCGGCAGCGGTTCCAGAGTTAACATCTATGCCTTGTCCAGCAGCAGCTACTTTTTGAGATCCAATTAAGCCTTGTACGCCATTTCTATACTTACTTGCAGCCTTAGCTCCTCTTACAAGCGCATCAGCTTCTTGAATTTTAGATCTGCGAATATTTATATCAGCCATAGCCGAGTTGTAATCAGCTTGAGCGCCCTGTGCGTTTGATTGGCCAACGGCAGATAAAACGCTTAATCCAGCCAAGATACCAGTGGAAACTGCTGCCATTATCGGCCTCCTGCATATAATCCGCGAGGAATTATTGATAAGATAGACATCGGTTGAGGATCAATTTGTCTTATGAATACTCTAGCGTTTTCTTCCCATGTTGCCACAGTACTATGTTTGAATTTTCCCTTAGATAAGTCAATGCCTTCAGTATAGTTTTCAAAATCTCTTTGTTTCATTTCTGTAAGATTATAAAGAGGGTCTTCATCTGAATTTAAAATATCATCTTCAGGGCACTTTGTTCCAATATACCCACCGCGAGTTTTTTCAACCTGTACAGTCACTTCAGTAGTTAACAAACTAGCCGCTGCTAATGTTTCACCTTGTACAACATCTATATTTAGCGTTTCAATATCTGAAACAAATGGAAGACCTATGTGATAAGTTGTGTACCATTGATTGTTAAAAGTTAATGATCCATTTGTTACTATGTATGTTGTGTAGTTTTCATTCAACGCAGAACCAACTACATATCCATCACCGATAACAGAAACTTCTTCGCCTTCTAAATGCCATAAGCCAGTAACCTCATCAACGGCTTCTGCCCATGTTGATATTGCCACCGATCTCATACTTGAAGGAACTGTTGTTGTCGGTCTACCTGTTGCTACTGTTGGAGATGTGTAGGCATCAATAGTAAATCTAATCAAAGAACCATCAGCTCCAACTAAGTGAATTTGATTACCAACTTTTGCAGAAGTAAAATAACTAGCCGACGCTGTTAATGTTAATGTATCAGTGTAAGTCCAGCCAGAGCCACTCAATGTCATAGTCGTCGAGCCAGTATGTCTGCCATCATAACTCAAAGATGCATCTGTAAAATTATAATCTTTTAGGTCTGAGAAAAATCTATCAGTAAATCTTTCAACATATCTAACAGTGCGTCCGTTTATAGTTCTTTTAATGCAAAAATAAACATCATTTTTTGATCCATTAGGAACGCTACAAACATTCTCAACTTCTCCACCTTCAAAGTCGTGGCGAGTCCAAGCAAGCATTTGTTGTTCTTTAATATATGTAAGACTTAATAAAGTTCCATCTGATCTTACAGCCCAAACAATTGAATTAGGAATCTTTTGAAAAGTCCAGTCTACAATTTCATATCCTTCAAAAAGATGACTTGAAAAATTAGTCAAATCATTTCCTCTATACCCATCAACTTGAAAATCAAAACCTAAATCTCTTATAATTGAAGATCCATTTTGCAAATATAAAGCAGAATTATCAATTATGATTGGAGGTGGATTATTAGCAGACCCATTGTAAGAATACTGTTTTAAATTAATTTCTGTAGGAGTTAGAACCCCATTTGCATTTCCTTGTGCTACCTTTTCGCCAGTCTCAGTTAATAATATTATGTTTCCCAGATCAATCATATGTCTTACTGAATTTACCTGATTACCAGATAATGAAAAATCAATAGCGTTGTTGTCCTGTATTGGGAATTCACGTTCAAAATTCTTATATAAACCAGTTTTCGATCCCCAAACAGTTTCTGTACTTGTATTAGAATTGGCAAAAAATCTGCGTTGTTGAGAATACAGAACACAAGATGGATAGTTTGGATTAGAAAATAACCCTCTTGGAGTAAAAGCTGGTGCTGGATCTGAAATATCTGGAGTATATCCTATGTCATTAAAAGATAATGCATTAGTAGTCCCTATAAAACCATATGGGCCCGATGAATTATCTGATCTATAAATATTGTAATAGCCAGCGCCACTAGCAGCGCCCCATGATGTTTGAATATAATTTGCTACAGTTAATGGACTAACCCCATTTGTAATTTGCAAAGTTCCTAAGCCTGTAGACAAGCTCTCTTCAAAAGTTGTGGCACTAACAGCAGTAACTAAATAATAATAGGCAACAGTACCCGCGGCGCCTACTCTTGTAATTGCTAAAGATGCCTGAGCCACTTGAGTAGGTGTAAAAGATGCATCTGCAATACTCCAGCTGGTATCAGCAGTACGAGAAACTTCGCGCACTGGATAGCTAGGATGAGCAATCGTAATAACATCAGCAGATTGTGCAAACTTTAGATTAGGCAAATCAGCTTCAGCATAAGTAGTAATTATTTCATAAACTTCTTCAAACTGCCCACCAGAAGTATAAGCTGGCAAGCTTGTTGAATTGAAATTAGATCCATCCATATTTAACAGCTGAGCTGTATTAGCACCAGTATTTACAGTTCCAATTTTGAAGTTTCTATTATTAAGATAAGTACCTAAAGATCCTGCAAAAGTACTTAGTGCTACTTCGTCGCCAGTAGCTATAGTATCGGCCCCTGTATAGGTAATAACGGCAGGATTAGCATTAGTTACGCCAGTTATTGCTTGAGCTGTAGTCTTTAATTGTACACCATCTTTGTGTACGCGCATGTAAAGATTGCCAAACTCTAAAACATAAGTCTGAGAATTGTTAAAAACAAAAGGAATAAATCTAACTGTCTTGGTGGAATCTTTTACTTCTGCAATAAACTCAGTACCAGATCTGTTCTCAGCTCCACCAGTTTTTTTGATATAAAAATTTCTACATTTTGCAAGTCCTGTAAAATAACGATTGAAATCTGTGCGACCATACAAAGAAGGAGAAAGCTCTCCACTAGCCATTGATCTTTGCGCAAGATAAGACATTATTCTCTCGCTCTCGTTAAAGCTGAATCGTTAGTCATTGTCGCTTGTTCTTCGTTATAACTATTAGCAGCAGCTTTATCTAGCTCTTGATAATACATTTGAAGCGCCATTGCACCCAGTTTATTAGGATCTCCAGAAGTCAAAGAAGGGGCTATAAAGTTAGCTATTCTATAAGAAAGACATATTGTAAAATCAGGAGGATAAAATGCTCCATCATCATTTAAAAAAGTATATTCTACTTGAGCGTCATCTAATGAACAGTAAATTAATCTACCCTCATCATCTGCACCTATTTTGTAAGGAACTTTGTTTTGTTCATAAAAACTATTAAGCAAACTCCACCCTTGAAAAGATGGGACATTGTCTATGAATCCAATTGGAATACCATTTAAAATTCTACGCATCTCTAAACAATCAGAAGGGTAGCGATATGAAAAAGCCCATTCAATTGTTGGGTCTTCTTCTACCAATGCCAAGTCAGCAAACTTAGTAGCAAAAGGCCACTTGCGATCTCTTAATACCATTTTTCGAGCTTCAGAGAACCAAATTTGAGCAAGTCTTGCTTCTTTTGAATTTTCAGTAAAACTTGCTATTTGTTTATCAACGCCTATATGAGAAAGCGCCATATTAAATATTTGAACATCAGAAGACATAAATCCTCCTATTAATCTATTACTATCCCGTATACAAAAACGTCTGCCGTTAATGCACCAGTGTTTCCAGTACTTAAGCTTAAATATAAATTAACACTAGATTGAGCATCAGTTCCAACTACAGCCGCTAAAGTCGCGTCTGCTATTTTCCCTGCTCCAGATAAGCCAACCCAAGATTGAGCTGCCGCAACAACGGCATTACCGCCTTTACTTGTAGCTGTATAAACTCCACCCAAACAAGCTACACCATAGGCTCCAGTTTTCCTAACAGCTACTATTTTTGTAGCCATCCAGTTAGTTCCAGAGAACGCTTTAGTAAATGCTTGGTCGGTAGTAATCGCAAAATTTGCTGCCCTAATAACAAATAATAATTGCTGAATATTAACACCATCTGAAGGCATATTTGGAATATTTCCAACAGTAGAACCTCCAACGTGTATCATAATCCAACGCCTCTAGAAATATAAACATTTGCAGTACCCGAAACAGCCTTAGCTGAAAAGTAAACTGTAGCTGTAGCATCTGCTGTAATAATTTCTACACCACCAGCAGGAAGATAATAGTTATATTGACCAGTTGCTCCAGAAGGGGTTGTATCAGCTTTAGTTTGAGCGTCTGCCGCGCTCGTTGAACTATAGGCATAAAAAACACCAACAGTTCCAGAATTTGCAATTCGATATTGATTCTCTGTCGCAACATCTCCACTTACCGCTGTTCCTGCTGGAGCAGTAGTAGCAGCAACAACAACAAATGCTTTTCCACATGGGTTAAAGGCTTTTCCTGCCATAATAATTCTCCTTAAAAATAGCCCCACTTAAGGGGCTATAAAGTTAGATAACTTCTTGCTTAGAATCTGATACTTGGTCTTTGTTCTTTTTCTTTTTGTCTTTTTTTACAATAACCACTTCTTCTTCGTCTTCATCAAAATCACCTTCTACAGTGATATTAACTTTTTTCCCGATATATGGTTTCATCCATTTATTAGAAAATTGATCTTTGACAGTGAATATTCTTTTATTTCCATCTCGATCAAGACCTTCTTTTTCTTTTAATTCAAAAACAACACCTTCATCAATTCTTCTAAATCCATCGTGGCCTTTTTTAGTTGCCACGACTTTTAATGATTGTACGTCTAAATTAACTTTAACGTCTTCCATTTTATCCTCTCAAACTATCTCAATTAAGAGATAGTGTAACCTTTAGGGTAGCTAGCGTATGCATCAATATTTTTAACGATTTGAGCAGTTACTGCGCCAGTAGTTAAGTTTCCATTAGCTACTGTATATTTTAACTGTGCATATCGTAAACCAAGTGGATACGTCGCGTTTTGATTTGGTTGGATACGAGCAATCAACTTAGATCCAGCAGCAGTTAATGCGCCGAAAACACCAACACGCTGAGTTTGGTCAGGCGTAAAAGTTGTTGATGTATCGTATTCAATATCTACAGTTACAGTTGAATCTGAACCAGAGTCTGTAAATGCTGTATCAACAGTAACAACTAGGTATAGTTCTTCACCTACACCAATGTCTCTTGCTACTGACAAATCAATTGAGCTCGTAGATGCAGCAGTAGCTGTAATAGCCTGTGCATCTGAAAATAATAATAGTGCGTCTCCGATCATATAAATCTCCTTTTATAAATAAGTTATTAAGATACTGTTGCTTCTGTTTCTAACAATTGGTCTACGATTTTAACAGGTATACCTCTGAACATTGCGATACGTTTACCATCAACAACTTCATAAGATAACTGACCGCCAGCCTGAACATCATCACGACGTTGAATATCAAGCATTTGGAAGCAAGTTCTGTTCATGTAGAATACTGGTCTACACATATTCAAGAAAGGAATACGATGAGTAGCTTTAATCATTAACTCAACTAAATCAGCAGCACTAGATTTTGCAATCAAGTTTGAAATGTCGATGTTACAGATACGAACTACATATCTCCAGTCTTTTAATGCGATACCAACTAACCATTTATAATGCTCGCGCAATACTTGTGATAAGTTACCAGCAACGCCACCAGTGTTCTCAGAAGTTTGTTGACCAAGATCTTCGTGAGTTAAACCAGCTTTAGTTCCTTTAGGGAAGATAAGATGGATAGATTGCTCACCCCAACCAATTAACCAGATTGATGAATTATCTGATCCCGAACCAGAACCAGAAATTACATTCGATGCATTCTGAGCTGATAAGCTAGAGTAACGAACTGATAAACCATTAAACTCTTCTTGAGCTAAAGATGAGTTACCATAGAACATTGTTTGCACAACTTCTTGGTTCATGGCTTCAATGAAAGGTTTTGCTTCAGATAAACGGAACGCGTTTACGTTACCATTTAATTCTGCTAAAGCTTTATCTACTTGAGAGTAAGCTTCTAACATTCCACAACCCTCATCAACTTGTACAGTTACTGATTTAGATGATGGAATACCTTGATTCATTAGACGCCAGTAAACTGCTGGTAAGCCAACGCGTTGAGTGGTTCTGTGACCAGTTGTTAAATTACCTTCAAATGCTGGAGCATCTTGCAATACTTCATTTGTTTGATTTAATAATTCAACGATATCTGCGATCTTGCCATCTGGATCCATACGTTTTGCTACATCAAGTAGCGTTGGGTAATTTGCCGATAATAATGCCATTTAAAAATCTCCTTTTATTAGTTTGTTGTTTGTGTGCGAGTTTTGTCGTACATCTTGTCTGCTGTTGATTGTTGAGTTTGATGAGTTGCCCCACCACCATTTACAATCTTGTCAGGCTTAGACATATTCGCGAGTTTTAAAACGAATTTAAAGACAGAAGGATTGTTTCCTAATCCAGTTTTATCTAGAAAGTCCATCATTCCCTGATCTGCGTGTTGCTTTAAGAAAAGATGCGCAGTCTCTGCATTCTCTTTCCACTTAGCTCCACCGACATCTTTGTCGCTTTCTAATTCTTTAAGCCAATTCGTTTTATTTGTTTCAAGCTGAGTATCTAATGCTTGTTTGTATCCAGAAACAGCTTTTTCTTCTCTTTGTAATAAACTTTGCGCTTGTTCGTTAGTTAGGCCGCTAGCCTTAGCTTCGGCTAAAATTTCGTCAATACGCGTTTTATTTAATAGAGAACCTTCAGATAATTTCAAATCGTAAACGATCTCAGCCTTAGCTGGATCTGTTTCAACCTTTTTATCTTCTGGTTTTACTTCTGCCTCTGTCGTCACTTTGGCATCAGCTACAGGTGTTTCTGTTTGTTTTTGGTCTTCAACTGTAGTTGTGCTTTCAGCTGGTGTACCTTGGTCAACCATTATCAATCTCCTTCTTTGCTTTTAAAATATTAATATATGCATCTGGGTTAGCGTTGTTTATATCGTCCATTACGGCCAAACCAACAGCTCTACCACCTTCATTAAAATAAACTTTAGAGCCAGAGTTATCGAAACTAGTTTTATAAAATCCGCACTGGTCTAAAAATCTTGCAAAAAAACGCAGACCTTGCTTTGTGCTTAGTAAGAACTGTAAGTCTTCTTTTTCCTGCGCTATTTGCTTTTCACTCATGTTATTGTCCTATTGTCCTATTGTGCTATTGAGTTTTTCATACGAGCTTCACAGCGGCTAACTGTTCCATCGTAAACAAATCTTGTTAAGTCACCTGAAGCAGTAACGATATCAGTAGTTCCGCAAATAATGTTTGAACTTGTAACGTCAAAAGTTACTACGCCTTGAGATAAGACTAAGAATTCTTGGCCTTGAAAAGCATTTGTAAAACCAGTGATTGTTACAGGATTAGCTGTAAAAGTTCTAAATAATGGGCCAGCTCCAGACACGCTAGGAGTCGCATCACCAGAAGCAAAGGTAACTCCAGAACCAACTGAAGGCTTAATTAAAAGCTTACCTGATACTTGAGCACAATCTAACCCGTAAGCACATTTAACATCTGCAAACTGACCAACTGATGCGTCTGCATTGTTATAAACGTGGATAGCATGAGCTGCTGTTGAGAACATTAACATCATTAAAATTACTGTAATTTTTTTCATATAAACTCCTTTAAAGTTTTTAGTTTTAAAAATCATTGTTGTGCTCCAGTTAAATTACTAACAACTCTGCCAAGAGCGTTATCATCTGAAACCTGAGCTTGAGATAAGTCTTTAGCAGCAGCAGCACCTTGTTGAATCATAGCCATTTGCTGCATTTGCTGTTGCTGTTGAGCTTTTTGCGCTCTAATAGCTGCTACTTCGTCATCTGTGCGAACTTGGTCTGGAGGTATAGATAAACCATCTGCGTAATTATCAATAGTCTGATCTATGTTCCACTTATCAGCTGCACTTGGATCAATTCCTATTAATTGAGCCATAACATTCATAAATCTTTCTTGAGCACCCAATCCAATCATTTTTTGGGCTTGAGCCATAATAGAAATGTACTCAACTTTAAGATCAATACCTTGCAATTCAAGTGGAGGAGGAGGTAGTAAACCTTGGTCTAAGTGGTAAGCAAAAGCTAAATCAATAAAAGGATCTAACAAGTCTTGCTCTAATTGAGACAAAACTGGGCCTAATACTAATAGTTTTTCCTGAGAAACTTCGTCAACAAAACGAGCTGTTACATCTTTACCATCTGGATTTGAAGCAAAAGCTATAAATAAGTTAGTAAAGAAACACTCTTTAATTCTGTTTCTTACTTGTTCGTTCTTAGCTTCCATCTCTTGGATGCGATAATTAACTTCATAGATAGGAGTAAATCCCTCAACATTACGATCAACATAAGTAACGCCACCTGAAACAATAGATCCAGATTGAGCTTTCAGTGAAGAAGGCCCTTTAAGTGGTGGGCGTACAATTTTATCAATCGCTTCTAATGTACGTTTTTCTCCTAATTGTAATTGCTTAACATCACCTAAACAAACCATAGCAGGACAAGAAGTTGCATAAACGTCTTCGCCTGTTACTTGCCAGCGAGGAACTAATACTGGAAAATAATCATATCCCATCTCTCTAAGATATTTTTCTTTATCTAAGCCAGTAGCAGAAGGATCTGTCTCGTAATAACAAGAAGAAAACTTTTTGTATTTTGATTCTAATCTTTGAGGGTTCCAGTTTGCGTTTGGTTGAATAATATGACAAATTTCAATCCACAATTCAGTCTGACCTTGTTCGTAATAATTCTTAACCTTTAAAGAAATATTAGACCAATCAGTTATCTTACCATCAGCTTCACGACGACCGAATTGCTCAACAATCTGTCTAACAGTCATTTTAAATTCACGAACAAAAACATTAATTCTTCCAAGATAATCTTTAGCTATCATGTAAGAGCCGACAGGAAACGACTGACAATGGAAAACATTACCAGTTAAATCAGGCTCTACCGACATCGCAGCAGTTCCAAATACTCCAAGATCTCCGTAAGTAGTAGGTAAAATATTATATAAATTTGATTTTAAGAAAGTCGTATTCATTATGTTTGTGACTTGATACAACCATCTTTTAACGCTTCCGATTTCATTCAGCGCTGGATCTGGAGTAGATAATCTAAACCAAGGACGTGCTGGAGATGTAACTCCTGACATCATACCAGAAGCTAATATATTAGCCGATTGAGTAGCTGTAGAATCAATAATTTTAGTGTTCTTGCGTTGGCCTTTATTGATATCAGAAGTATAAAATCTTGGACGAGTTGGCAAAATATTATCACCTAGTTCTTGCCATTGCTGTTTGAAAGAATCTCTTTCAATTCTTAACTGTCCTTTTAATTCGTCATCTTTTTGGCGTTGTGTTTTACTCACCTAGCAACACCTTTTTACCTTGATCCATTTGACTTGAACCAGATAACCCTGATGTAAGAATTGTTCCAGCGCGGCCACCAACTAAGCTCATTGCCGATTTTTGAGCATTACGTTTTTTCTGCATATCTAATGTTGCTGCATCTAAAACAGTTTTATTATACAAACGCTTTTCAACGTCTGATTGATAGGCTTGCTGATCTTTTTTTGCTTTATCGGCAGCTTCTCTAGCCGCCTGACCAGTTAAATTTTTACCTAGGTCGCTTGAAGATAATCCTAGAGTTGCAACACTTAATAAATCTGGAGCTCCTGCCATTAGCAAACCTCCATGATAAAAGATTGCTCTCTAAAAATAAAACCTAATTTTTCTAATGTCTCGCGCTTAACTGGAGACTTGTCCAACAATGAAAAGGTAATCCAATCAACGATCTCGCGACCGATACGGATAAATTCCTTTAATAATAAATATCCAGCTCTGCCTTCTCTGTGCTCTACTGATACCCACCAGAACTGCTCTGCTAATACTTTAATTTTAGGGTTAAAATGATGAGGCGTAAGAAGACCACATACGAGACCAATCAACTGAGAACCAGCCTCTGCAACTAAGATAATATGATTATCTATAATGTTTTGTAATAATGATCTGTTATAGTTTTCGTTATCTCCGAATAAAGATAACTTAGTACCATACATATGAGAAAATTGACGTAGTTGTCCCAAAATCCAATCAGCATCCGTATCATTTGCAGGACGTATAACTATCGACATAAGTCAAGACTAGTGTTCTACAAGAGGTGTATGCAAATAATTATTTCTTAGTCCAGTGAACAAAAGTAGAACGATATTAATTACTTAACGCACCATCACATAAGATTGACATACTTAAGTCTAGTGATAAACTGACACTGCAATCTCACTTCTCTCCAAGAAATGTATTTGCATAACCCCTAAAAAGGTATAAAGGCTGACAGGATGTTGGTCTTTTTTTTTGACATCTACTTGAGAACCTGTAAAAATAATTTGGCATACATGTTACTCCATACCAATCGGGCTGGCTAAGGCGGTAATCTTGGCTGGCAATAACTTTAACTCCGATCATACTCCTCAAACGGATCATACTCTTTCTGAACAACTGGTAACTTTATTCCCCACAAGTCTTCGATATTCAGTCCGCGCCCTTCCATCTCAGGTAATGCAAAAGTCAGCATCAGTGCATCTAATCTATCAGGCGACCGACCAAGTTTAACTTTAATTTCATCTTTAGGTTCTAAGATCAGTCTTCCACGCTTATCAAAAGTATACTCAGGCGCACAGATCTCGGCTACTAGTTCAGGGTCATCAACGATAACACCACCACGCTCTATCCATGCGCATAACCTAAAGTACATCTCAACTCTTATGTTTGCGTATCTATCGTCCATCGCGCTTTGACTAAAATGAACTTCCTGAACTGCGTGACCCTTTTGTAACATTCCATCGACAACGCCAGATCCAAAGCCGCCTGTGCCATCAATGAACTCCATCTCAGAACCAAACTTCTCTTTAGCTGCCATCAAGTGATGAACTTGCTCAAACGTCTTAAGATTACGCCACATCTTATAATTCCAAGACATCAACCCCTGACGAGGAAAAATCACAGTACTATCATCTCCCTGCCTAGCACAGTCCATACCTAATCTTTTCTGAGCTCCAACATAATCACTAGGTCTAAGCACTCGTTGAGTTGCCTCTAAAACTTTCTCCCGACTTATCAAGCTGTTCATCGAGTTAGGAGGAAACTGACCAAAAACATTCACTAACACCCAAGGATTATCGCGACCATACTTATCTATCTGTTGTTGAGCCCACTCTTTGCTGACCCGAGGAGTGCGCATAGGATCTTCAGGATCACTATTAATATTAATAACATTCCACATCTTCCGATCACTAGTTGCAGCAGCATGTAATGGCCCACTTGTGTGAGTCGGGTTCCCTGCAATAACAATGCGACCCATCTTCTTGCCATCACCCATATCGTTCGCTAATGCAGCATCGGCAGCAGCTAACACACCAGAAGGAATACCGCCAGCCTCGTCTACTAAGAACAAAATAAAGTCAGCATGAAGACCAGCCAACGTATCTGCCTGCTTAGTAGCATCTGCATCCTTAGCCCATGTACGAGCCGACATCCACCATGTCTCAGGGAACTCCTTACTAAAAATACGCTTCTTTGTCCAAGTGTACTGCTCCGACAATCTCTTAGATTTCTGCTGCCACTTCGCCATCTCTGTCCACAGACCATCCGATAAGTTCTGCTCACTAATAGAAGTCGCCGCTATCTTAGGATGCGGATGACAGTCTAAAAAGTGCCAAGCAATAATAGCCAATGTTGCAGTCTTGCCTAGGACCCTTGCAGGCTACAAGTGCAGAACGCATGTTCTTCCTGTAACCGACAAGCGCGACCTTCTGCCACTCATCCAATTCAACACCTAACACATCTTTTGCCCATTTTACTGGGTCTTCTCGCCAGACTCTTATCATCTGCGGTACTGTTAATTTACTCATGCATTCTCCCAAATAATAAAAATTCCAAAAACACCTAAATACATCACAAGCCTTGTGCTATACAAAGACTCTTCATTATCAAATCCAAATCTTAAACAAACTTTGTTATTCATAGACTTGCTAACAAAAAATCTAAAACTACTAGGAATAGTTAGGGGTATTATCAATTCATACCTCCATTAACACGCTCAGCAGCCCTCTGGCTAACATCACGCAAATATTCTAATATCACTAAACCCTCGCCTTCTTTAAAACTATCTATAGGAACAGCTCCCATAAGATTCGGATTACTGCTAAAAAGCCATCTGTCAACATCAGCATAAGTTCCGTACATCTTATACAAGATATGTATGCAAGCTAATAGCTCCTCAACATTAGTCTCTGGGATGCTAGCATCAATCTCACTCGGCGACACTAAAGCTCTCCTCTATCATGCGACCCCAGCTAGAACTGCCATCAGACTCACGCTTTTCAGCAAACATCTTCAGATGCTTACCTATGGCCTCTAGAGTCTTATTCTTATCCCATGCATTAACACGCTTCATTTCGCCAACAACTTCTTCACCTTCGCGCACTTCCATTATGTCAAACGTCTTAATACAAATAGACGCATACTTGGGCCACTCTGACACTGGCTTAAGCGCACCGCGATCATCTAACACATCCGCAATATCAAACTTCGAGATCGCCTGAAAAATTGCTAACGTCTCTTCAAACATCCACTCTTCACGAGCTCTTAGTGCCTCATCATAAGCAGCCTTGCGTCCAGCATCTTCCGATATCCACTTACGAGTCGCCATGTGTAAAGATCTAGCTCTGCCTTCGTCACCCTGACATTGCAGCCTACACAACTCTATTAAAGAGCCTCCACACGAAATATGGGCCTCAACTTTAGACATACGATCTGGATCTGTGAAAATTGCAACCTCACGATTAATATCAACGCTACTAACTTCTATGTCTGTTGTCATAAGTAGAACACCTCATCGCGCATACGATTTTTTATTTTTTTGTAATAGGAAGACATTGTTGATAAAAATGAAACACCTAGTTGCGCTGAAAAAGTACCGCGGAGAGAAGGAGGGAGGTATTCAATCCCGCGCAGCAAAAGCGCGGGGGTGGGGGTGGCTCGACGTGTCACAGCTTTTTCATCTCCAATATATTGCTTATGAACATGAGAATGATAATCATTTACACGCTCTAATTGAGAATTGTTATCAATTAAAAAGCGCGCAAAGTTATCCACATAAGTTATCCACATACTTTTTAAGTTATCCACATGCCTCTGTAACGCTCTAATAAGCCCAAGGTTGAACGATAATATTAAAGTGTGTTCAGCATAAGGGTGTGTATTAGATCTTGCTACCATAAGCCTATTAGCTCTATCTCGCATATGTGTGCTGTAGTGTAGTTTATACGGATTGTAAGTCTGTTGTGGCGATTGAATGAATTGACCGCTAAGGCTAGGCCGTTCTTAGCTTGTCCGTTTTGATAAACAATAACGAGTTTTTGGCCTATTACTTCTAGCATTCTAAAGATTTTATCTTTTTTCTTAAAGTCTTCCCATTTTACAAACTGATTGCTCATGGGGTCAGCCTAGCAAAATAAAATTGCTAAGGTCAAGTCTTGGTCTAGTACACTTCTTTTAGTCTCGCATTAGTGTTGCATTTAGTAGAACGAAAGTCAATAGCTCAATTTTGACGCGGTCTTACTTTAACATTACGCTAGGTTATTCTTTCAAGCTATTGATATTATTGATTTATAGCAAAAACCACTGAAACTACGCTGATTCCCCAAGAGTCCTAAAGATTTTACATGTTTTATACCTAATTGTAACAATAACTAGTACAATTCAATAGTATATAACGTATTTACTTTTATCAACTTTAATACTCTCTGATAATTACATATAATGTTGTAATGTTATTGATATCATTGAATAAAATTGCACTTTTGCTCAATAAATAGAGTGGTTTATTACACTCAATATAGTAGTTTTTATTATTTATCCACATTGACCAGCTATTTTTGAGCGTATATATTTATTAGTAGTTGTCTTCAATAAGTTCTACACCAGTAACAATTATTGTTACAATTAAGGATATAATATGACCGAAAAGACCCTAAAACAAAGAATTAAAAGACAAAAGCAATACGAAAAAGAACTTGATTTGGTTATTAAGCAACTAATTTATGTACGTTTTGACATGATTAAGTCTAATATTTTAGCCGATAGAACTGGTTTGAGTGTGGCTAAATGTGGTCGTCTGTTAAGTATTTTTGGGTATAGTTATAAAAATATAAGAGAGGGTAATAAAGTTGTTAAATTCTTTTATCACCCTTATTCTGAGCACTATAATGCTGGCATTCCAATAGGTTTTGATAGTTTTGGGGCTAAAACATGAAAAGAATAAGTTTAGATTCTGAAATAATAATCCCCACCGAGGCACAGCTAGTAAGTCGCGAGTACGACCTTTTAATGCGTAATTTAGGCTATTATAAGGTATTGAACCAATTAAAAGGCTGGGTTTATGTTAAAAAAGAGCATAAATACGTTAAAAATCTTAATATTGTAGAGATTAATCTTACATTTAAGGGTATAAAACGTCGTTAAATATACCAAAACAGAGAATAATCAAAATAAAAGTAAATAGGGTATTGACTTATTAATCTAGATAGCCGATACTTATATCAAGTCGCAGATGCGCAAGGGAGAGAATATGGCAGAACAAATCAGAGCTGAAAAGCTCGCAAAACTAAAAGCATTAAGACAAGAAGCAATCAACCAAGGTAATATCTTTATGGCTAATCGTATCGGTGGCTGGATAAATGCTTTTATCTTATTAGTACCGAAAGAAAGAGGGTTTTAAATGAAACAATCAGTAAAACTAACTAACGTCGAAAAGATCAATAAAGTTATAGGTCATAATCGCAGCTATATATCAGTTAGACAGGCTGACAGTGTTTTAAGCTCTGAGTATCAAATTCAGGCCGTTGAATTTTTACTATCTACTAACACTATTTGCGACATCGTATTTAAAGGTGTTAGATCTTCAAGTTGGGACAATAATCGCAATGTTAATACCTACGACGTAACGCTTAAAAACTCTAAGCATAGTTATACTTTTGAGTTTTTCGATTCAATCAATAACACTGAGAAAGGCAAAAGTGCTGTATTAGATTTTTATTCAGTCTTAGCTTGTATGGGTCATTACACGCCTGAAAGTTTCGATGAGTTTTGCTCTGATTATGGTTACACATTTGCTAATGAAACTGAATACATCAAAGCTAAAACCACTCATTTAGCTTGTTTAGATCAAGATAAGAATTTGCGCAAGTTATTCACATCAGAACAATTAGAGAAATTACAGGAGATTAACTAACATGAGCACAAAACAAACGACGCAAAAAACACAGTCAGATATTAGAATGATAGAGGAATTAACCAGCACTCTCGAAAATCTCTACAACGCATGGAAAAAAGAAAATGAAGGTTGGGATAAACCAGTAGTTGCGCACGTAATTGCAAAAGCTAAGAAGCATCAGCAATTTGACATTGATGAAAAGAATGAGGCCCAAAATGCCAACAACTAAAACACAAATCGAAGCAATACTAAAAGATCAGTTCAGAAATCCCGAAGTTGTAGAGTTTTGCACGAATGACTTTAAACCGAGATTAGACGATCAAGGCGAGTGGTCTGGAGATTATACCTCATTAGCTAAACTTGACCTAAACGGATTCAATGGCACTGGCAATCTGCACGCTTACGGCGAAACTGCACAAGAGCAATACTTTTTAGATATTAAATTTAAAAATGGTGAGTTAATCGGCTTTGAAGTTGAGGTTCAAGATGTCTAATTTAACAACTAAACCAACTAAGAAACCATGGAAGCTAAGCGGATTGCGTGACAATAGCTTTTCAGTCGGAGCAATTAATCACAAAGACGATTTAGAAATGGCTAACGATTTAGATTTTATGTTGGCCAATCCAGAACCTAAGAACCCAAACAAAAAGACACCTATGCAAAGAGCTATGGAAAAGGCGGCCTCTAATGTCTAAACCAGAAAGTAAAGCGATAGCGATATTTAAGACACGACCTGAAAACACTATTACAGTTATTAAGCACTATAATGAAACAGAAATAGTCGAAAGAGTTGTGAGCATTGGAGCGTTCGGAATCAATATTCCAGATGATAGTTTAGACCAGCCAATTGCAGCTCTCGTAAAAATTCAAACAGATTTAAAAATACAGAAAATGTATGAGGTGAACCAATGACCCCAGAAGATAAACCAGTGAGTACGGCGAATTGGAAGCACGCATTGACTGAGGGATTAGATTTTAGAAAGCCTAATGAATACGACGCTAAAGATCGCATGATTATTGATTCAGAGGGTAATTGCGTTGGTATAATTTGGGAATATGAAGGTCGTGAAAAAACCAACGCCGAGTTAATCGTGAGAGCCGTTAATTGCCACGAGCGATTGATTGAAAAATGCGAGCAAATGAAGACTGCACTCATGCGACTAGAATCAATTACACCAGAATATCAAATAGAAGTTAATCAACTATTGAAAGAGGCCAAAGGTGAGTAATTCAGAAGTGAAGCCGAGAGCACATGAAGTATGGATACACAAATCAACTTGCGGCTGGAAAAGCGCAAAACCAGACCCAGATTTTGGTGAGGTAGAAGAAGAATACACTCATTACATAGAGGTCACGCCAGCCGTAAAGCTCGCCGTTGAGAACTTTGAGGCGGTGGTTAAGGCGTTAGATTTAGTTTTCTTTGCATACAATCAAAGTTGTCAATTAACAGACCCAAACCATGTTTATGAACTATTAGAAAAGACAAAGTGCTCTATAAACGCAGAGTCAGAGGGGTAAGAAATGTGGCCACATAAACCAAGACCAATAATTTATTTGTACTCATATATCTGCAAGAAAACAGGAGTAGTTCTAGAGACAAGGCGTATTCAATCGCAATATTGGTGGGCTAAACAAGCTGGAGATATTTGCGAGAACAAACATTCTAGTTATGAATACAACACCAGATATGATGGGGTTTTAAATGGCAACTAACCCGAATGATAAACTTAAAAAAGAATTAAAAGCCGTCAAAAAATTACTAGGCAGTAGATTTGAACAAAACAAAAAATATGTCCTATTTACTTATGAGTATGATTTGAAAAAATCTAAAGAGCGATTTTTAAACAAACTTCATGATCTAGGGCTGTCTAGAGGACAAGCGTCTTACTACGCTAAAAAGGTAGAAAAAAAGTTTAGTAAAGAGGTTAAGCCATGAGTGAGAAGTACAGTATAGTTAAAAGTGGCGATGTTAATTATTGGATTCGCATGGACGACAAAATAAGATTTCAGACTGTCGGTGCAGATGATGAGAAAAACGCGAAGTTATTAGTTAAAGCCCTCACAGCCTACGAGCTGCTTCCGAGTGTAGTTGAGGATTTAGAAAAGGTCTTATTATATGTACACAAAGAGCATTTAATGGAAGATCAAGCAATAGATTTTGAGCAGATAATCGCCAAGCTTAAGGGGTTGTTATGAAAGGCGTGACACTTGAGTTAAATGATTTAGGCAAGAAACATCTTAAAGACTGTTTAAAAAAGCTTTTAAGACCTAACACAAAAACATTTCAAGAAATGCTTGATAAGGCCAATTTAAATATTGAGTATGACGATAACTTTTTAGTCATTAGTATGCTTTATACTAAATCTGGAAGATCTGAAATAATTGATTTTAATCCAAGTCATTTGAAATTTAAGGAGTAGTGAACATGAAAAAACTAATAATATTATTGATCGCCATACCATTATTTTATCTAGGTTGCTGTCAACCAAAACCTACAGGTCAGCCCGATTATGCATTAGCCGAAAGTCTTAAAGCTAGGTTAAATACTGACCTTAATCAATGTGGCCTAAAACCTCTTAATCTTAGCAAGGTTGAGTTGTATTTCACACCGAGTAGTTTCATCAGTAACCAAGGAAACTTAGCAAATGGTGAGTGTATTGTGTTTATAGGTGCTAACAACAAGATAAGTCTAAGAACTGAATACCCAGAGATTAAAGACGTTCAATTATACGTTAATTTTGTCCATGAGGTTGTTCATTGCCAGTTAGGGTTTTCAGGCCATGACGACACTCACATAAACCTGATGCAATCGACCGCAAATCGTGGGCTTGTGGATTATTTTTACCTTAATCACCCTAAAAAATGTGAGTTTTTAAGTGAATATTTCAAGTAATTTACCAATAGGGCTAAAAGTTGAGACTGAGAAAGTTTGCCCTTTAGAGGCATTCTTCAAAAAAGCTGAGAGCTTAATCAATAATGAAACCGAAAAAATGCGTTTTACTTTCAGAAGTTGTGAAAATGTAAGATTGTCTTACTTGCCTTTTGAAGTTCAGAAAATAGCTGTAACTCTTAAGATTGATGAGTCGGCCATAAGTGGATTAACTGGCGTTAAGAAAAAAACAATGATTATAAAAAGGACAAAATAAATGAAAGAAATAGATGCACACAATAGAAAACTAGCGGCTGACTATGAAAAGAACTTGGCGCCAGTTGTTGACGAGCCAGTTTTTAGTGAGAGGTTGCGCTTAGAGTTGATAGCAATTCGTAAAGCTAGCGGTTTGAACCTAGAACAATTTGCTTATGCTTGCGGCCTTGGCAGTAAACAACATGTATGGGGCGTTGAAAATGGCGCTGGCATTACTATGGAGTACATTGACAAAGTTGACAGGACTTTTGGGGTTTGGAGATAGCCCCTTTCGGGGCGTATATTTTAGATCGGCATTTCATCATCAGACAAAGTTTCAGTTTCGGCCTCGGGTTCAACCTCGGGGCTTTTTTCTTCTGTTTTCGCCTTGGCCGCTGATTTTACAATCTTATCTAGGCGGCTCTCGGTTTCTTCCGCTGGCGTTTTTTGAGTTGGTTCAAATTCGTAATCATCATTATCTGACGCAAAAACTTGATCCAAATCAGTGCTTGAAGGCATTTTTTTAGATATGCGACGAATAGAAGTCTTAAGCCACATTTGATCCCAGAAAGCGCCATTCCAAGGTGAGTACTGAGATTTTGCAGACTTCGAGCTGGCTTTAACCGCTTCAACTTGCGCTTTTGTCATAACATCAATGTACTGACCACCATCTTTAGTAAGTCCTAAGCTGAAAACTCCAATAGCTTCACCTCTGTCAGAGAACATGTTAGGTTCAAACTCTAAATGCTCACCAGTTTCATCAAAAAAATATCTAAATTTATCGTTTTTATAGATAATTTGAGACTGAATCGACTTCAATTCACCCGAATTTCTCATCTTTTTAAGGATTCCTGCAAACATCGGTTGGTACTGGGCTTTATCTCCGTAAGTTACAATCGCAGCTTCTCTTCCATCTGGCAAAAGACCATCGGCAGCAGCTTTTAACATTGATGCAAACAAAGTGTTTTTATCTGCCTTAACTAAGTCTGGATTACCTGATAAAGCTGTCATCACTACTCGGTTGAACTTTTCAACTGATACATGCGCAGGAAGTGCTGCTTTGATTTGTGTTTTCATCGCGTCTGATGAGATAACCTGTTTTAGTTGGTCAATAGGTGTTAAATTAGACATTGATATCTACTCCTGTTGTTGGTGCTGTGTTCCAACTTTTAACTGTATAAATCGTGTTGTTAGTTTCTACTATATCTCGATTAATGTGAACGTCTACTACAGGCGAAGTGGCAATTTCTGCTCCATCTGCAATAGTTGGATGTCCATACACAGTCCCAAATAGTCTGTTATTAATAATTTGCGCGTTTTCAATAGTTGCTGTTTGTTTAGTTTCCATTTTTCTTTCTACCTTTCTTTTTCTTAGCTGCTGACAAAGCGATTGCTACTGCTTGAGCTTGTGGACGACCAGCCGCAATTTCTTTCTTAATATTAGCTGCGATTGTTTTCTTGGAACTTCCTTTTTTTAGTGGCATTACTTTAATCCTCTCTTATTAATTTCTTTTGCTACAAAATCTAATTGTTTTAATGTTTTTTGACCTTGAACTGTTAAAGCTAGAAAAAACTTCTTAAGTTTCTTATCTGAAAGTTTTGCTAGGAAATCTGCATCTTTCATTTGTTCGTATTTTTCAAGGCTATCGGCAGCTTGATCGTATTCTTTTTTGTTCCACCAGTTTTTTAACCAAGTTATCATTTTACCGCCAATACTAAAAGAACTAAAGCAATGCCTGCCAAAAAAGGGACTAAAGATTCTCTTTTTATTAATAAACCATAGAAAGGCTCTTGCGGTTTTTCCGCTAACTTATCAAATATAGTTGTGGTATCTCCGTTTAAGTTATGGATTTTTGCTTTGTGTTCGTTAAGTATCTCAGCGACGAATCCGACCTGCTTTGAAATTCTATTTAGCTCCGTCCATATCTTTTTTTCCGCTTCAAAACTGATTTTAGTTCCACTTTCTTTTGTTTTCACTTTCTTCTTTCTCATCATCCCTCCTTGTTGGGTTTTGTTAAATTCTTTTAATGTCATTAATCGTTCTAATTTTGCATGATCTTTTCCATACATGAGATCTTTCTGCATCGTCATCGCTAGTTTATCTGCTACTGTGATCATTTTAATCAACCTCATCGGCTAAATCTTCATCCCAATTCTTCATCTTTCTTGCAACCCTGTAAAGTTGTTTCCATATATCAGAAAAAATCAAAGCATCGTTTAAACCGCAAAAATGAGCTAAATTAGTTCCATCGTTAGGATAATATTTAACATTAGCGCAAGAATCCCACTTAATTGTACCTTCAAGCATTAATTCTTCGTCATTATTATTAAAAACTTGAAAATCATAGAAATAATCTTGCAACTCATATTTAATTGTGAATTTTTCTTTAGTTAGAATTTGTTGCATCTTTCTCCCCTTTCACAAACACTCGAAAATCCCTAAATCCTTCCCGAGTATGAGCTGCAACTTCGACAGGTCCACGCATTCCAGCAGAGATAGAAAATCCTTCGCCTTTTACTTTTTCGTAAGTACCGATCAATGTTAATAGTTCAGCTTTGCAGGCTTTCTTTCTTGCTTGTGCTTTTTTCTCATCTTCAGAAGCTAGCTTATAAGATGATACTAGGTCTGCAATATTAGCTGATGGATCTTTCAATACAGTATTAGGCTCTGCATGATTATGCAAAGATGCTACAAACTCTGCATCTCTTTCAAAATCTATAGGAGGCGCTTCAGTCCGCGCCCAGAATTCTTCTACAGTAGACAAAATGGCATCTTGTACGCCTTTATTAGCTTTTCTATGCAATATTCTTAGGTCGTTGCCGCCGACTAGTACTGCCAAGTAAGCTTTTGATAGGCCGCTAACTAACATTTGTGTTTGAACTTGAAGCTCAATGTGGGGAGGGGCTTCGATGTCATCTTCCGAGTGTTCAATCCATTTATCGCGAAATTGTAAGTAGTCTACGTTTTTGATTTCGAGGAGGTTGCTAAGTCCATATGGTTCTTTTCTATTTGCATCATAATCTATGATTTGAAAGTCAAAACTACTACCAATTTTTAAGTTATCATGACAGAAATAATCTTTCATTGGCTGTATCTGCCAACCCATCTTCTTCGCCGCCATATTTGCAATAGCAGTTTCAAGACCTGATCCAATGAACATACGCTCATTTTCTTCGATCTCTACTATAGTTCCTTCTTTTTTCTGATGCCATAACTCAAAATCTGTTAAGTACGGATTAACTCCGAACAATGCAGATACTTCAGTAGAATTAATATTCTTACTCCGAAGCTCTAGCCAATGCTGTTTGTCTTTTGGGGTTGTTATTACTAACGCCATTATCATTCTCTCCTTTAAATGTGCTTTGTGTTTCATATTCCACAACATGACTTTCGACTTGTCAACTAGCTAGACCAAAGAATTATTTTTTGCCTAATTGTGTTGCTCTTGTCAGGATTGTTGTAATGAGTAGAAACGCTAGCATTTTAGTAATCAGCGATAATCAGCTACCTTACGAACATCAAGACGATATTTCATTTATAAAAGCAGTTGCAAAAAAATATGACATAGATCTATCAGGTAAAAAATCCAGAATCATACATATAGGTGATGAAGTTGATAACACAGCTATCAATGATTATGGGACAGATCCAGATATGGCTAACGATGGACAAGAATTAGAATTAGCCATATTAAAGTTTAAACAGTATCAAAGAATTATTCCAAAGATGGATATAATGTTATCCAATCATTTAGTTAGATATTATAAAAGAGCCAAGAAATCAGGATTTTCACAAAAAAGATTAAAAAGTTTGCATGATTTATATGGTGTAAAAAAATCATACGTTTGGCACAAGCGGCTAATTCTTGAATTGCCGAACACTGGCAAATGGTTATTCCAACATGGACATCAAGGTGATGCTTTTAAAATAAGTCAGCTATTAGGATTTAGCGTTGTTTCAGGGCACACTCACACTAAGGCATACATTCACGCATGGAAGACTCTATTATATAAGTTAGTTTTTGCATGTCAGACTGGTTGCTTGATAGATAACAAGTCAGGAGCATATGCTTACGACAAAGATAATAAGCAAGCGCCAGTTCATTCTTTATTAGTAATTATTAATGGAATCCCACACTTAGAATATATGTTAATGGATAAAAACCAGAGATGGATCGGTAAACTTATATGAACAACTACACAACAGAACTAATCAAGCTAGCTAAAAAATTAGACAGACCTTTAGAAGTTCAATATGCAGATGAGACGTTTAAGTATCTAGTATCTATTAACAATGTTGTATTTAAGGATAAACATTTACGTCAATCAATTCATGGAATAGGTTTCACAATTGAAGATGCTTGTTACGATTACATCAGAAAATGTCGTGGCGGCGAGTTAGATAATTATATGACTAATAAAGTTATAGAGGTTGTATGAGAGAGCCAGTTTATTATTTTGAAGAGTTATTTATGCAGAACTATTGGTTTTTTAATGGTTGGAATCCAAAAGATGTAAAAAAATTAATGACAAAAAGATTTAAAGAAGACTTCGATGTAGAATTTTATGGCGATGGTAAGACTATATTATATAAGCATCCTAGCAGATCTCCTTTAATATTATTATGGTGTAGGCACAAAAATGATTATTCAGTTATTTCTCATGAAGCCGATCATGCTGCAAATTTTTGCTTAGACATGGTTGGAGTAAAAGCGAGTTTTAAAAACGATGAGACACACGCTTATTTAGTAGGCTTGTTAGTTAAAAAAATGATAAAAAAATAATTTTTGTAAAGTCCAGAACGAATGTTGACAAACTTTGGTCGCGCTGTTTTGATAAATAAAACACATCAAGGGGAGAAGATATGCACTTAAGTCCAAGCGAGTATTTAATTTTGTTAGCTGGTGGAATCAGACCATTAGCTAGATTAGTCGGTCGTGAAGCATCTAATGTTTACAAATGGAAAAAATACACTAATAAGTCTGGCGAAACAGGCTGTGTTCCTCAACAATTACATAAAAAATTACTTTTAATAGCTAAAGAAAAATCTTGGGATCTAACTCTTGAAGATCTTTTAAACGGGAAAACTCTACAGAAATAGGAAGTTGTCGTGAAAGGAAGGCCGTATCAGTTAGAAATTATTTCTAATGTAAGATCTCTTATTCAAAAAAAAGAGAAGCGAGTTCTTATTCAGCTCCCTACAGGTGGCGGTAAGACATTTATCGCTTCTGATATAATTAGATCAGCGCAAGCAAAAGGTACAAAGTGTTGGTTCATAGCTAATCGAGTTGAATTAATAGATCAAACTGGAAGAGCATTATATAAAGCTGGTGTTCCATTCGGCGTTGTAGCAGCAGGATATCAACCTGAGCGCAAAAAGTTAGTACAAGTTTGTTCAATCCAAACATTAGTTAGACGTTTACACCAAGTTGAAAAACCAGATCTAATCTTTTGGGATGAAGCTCGCGGAATAGCAGCTAAAACTTGGACAGATGTTTTTAACAACTTCCCAAATGCTTACCACATAGGTTTAGATGCTACTCCAGAACGCGCTAGTGGCGAGCCATTGAACAAATATTTCAATCAAATGGTGCAAGGCCCATCAGTCAGAGAACTAATGGATATGGGCTTTTTATGTGATTACAGAATCATAGCTCAACCTACGGCAGACTTCTCAGACGTTAAAGTCAAGATGGGTGACTACTTAATTTCAGACTTAGATGCTCTTATGAACACTAAAAAGATCGTCGGAGATGCGGTTAAAGAATATCAAAAGTATGCTATGGGTAAAAGGAATTTAGTTTTCTGTAATTCAATAGCTCATAGCGAACACATGTGCCAACAATTCAACGAAGCTGGAATACGAGCTGAACATATTGATGGTAAGACAGATAAAAATGAAAGGTCAGCAGCTTTGAAGCGTTTTGAGCGAGGGGAAACGCTTGTATTAACATCGGTAAACTTGGTTACTGCTGGCCTTGATATTCCATCTATCCAATGTGTTACTTTAGAGCGAGCCAGCAAGAGCGTGGCATTAGTTAAACAGATGATAGGTCGCGGGCTTAGACCTCATCCTTTAAAAGATAAACTTTTAATTTTTGACCATGTTAATGCTTGGCGCGATCATGGGTTGCCAGATGATCCTTATCCTTGGACGTTAGAAGGTAGAAAAAAAGATGATAAGCCAAAGGTTTTAGCTAATAGACAATGCGAAAAATGTTACGCAGCTTTTAAACCATTCATTCAAGTATGCCCTGAGTGTGGTCATGTATTAGCTGTAAAACATAGAGAGCAAGACTTTACTGGATCAGACGATGAATTAGTAGAATTAGATTTAAACGCAATTAGAAAAAAGAAATTAACAGAGCAAGGTATGTGTAAAACTCATGATGAGTTAGTTGAATTAGGTCGTTCGCGTGGCATGAAAAACCCTCATGGTTGGGCGAAACACATATTAAATGCGAGACAGGCTAAGAAGAATGAGAGGGGATTGTAGATGTCTGAAAAAAACCTAATAAACGAAGTCGGATTATATTTTACTTCTATTGGTGGCAGGATTTTCCGCAATAATATCGGACAAGCTTGGCAAGGCAGAGGAAAACCATTCAGAGCACAGATGCCAGTTTCAGTTAGACTTAACGCTGGAGATATAGTTTTAAGATCAGCAGTACCTATTAAGTATGGGTTATGTGTAGGTTCTGGAGATCAAATAGGTTGGAGACCTTTAAAAATAACTCAAGAAATGGTTGGAACTACTATTGCTCAGTTTGTTAGTATAGAATCTAAATATGGTGGTACACTAACAACGCCTGAACAAATAACATGGAGAGATAATGTAAACAAAGCTGGAGGCTTCGCTCGAATCATACATTCGATTGAGGAGTTGAAGTGAACTTAGTAATCGACTTCGCATCAATAAGACAAGACTTGCTTAATCTTCAAGGATCAGTGCTGCCAGAATTATTACCATCGGGTAAACTTATCGGTGAGCATTGGGTTTGTGGCGACATTTATGGGGGCTCAGGAAATAGTTTTAAATTCAACACTTCTACTGGAAAATGGCGTGACTTTGCTCAAGAGGGCGTAAGTGGTGGAGATATTATAGCTTTGTTTGCTATGCAGAAAAATATCAACATGAAAGAAGCAGCTATACAACTAAAAGAAAAATACTTAGGAGTGGAAGTTGCTAAATTTAATTATCCAGTTAAACCTAAAAAAGATCCGATAAGTGTTATAAAACCTCCTGTCACAGCAGCTAAACCTAAAATACCAAACAATTGTCAGTATTGGGAATACAGAGACCAATCTGGTGATCTTTGTTTTTATGTGGTTAAAGGCTTTAATGAAGATGGTAAAAAGTTTTTCTATCCTTTAACATTTAGTAATACAAATGAGTGGGTTAAAAAGGGCTGGCCTGAACTAAAACCTCTTTATAATGTACAAAATTTAACTAATAAACCAGTTATGATAGTAGAAGGCGAGAAGTGCGCAGATGTATGTATTAAATTCTTTAATCAATATGACGTTGTTTCTTGGGCTGGTGGTGCTGGCGCATGGAAACAATCGGATTGGTCTATACTCAAAGATAAAAAAGTTCTTATTTGGCCTGATGCTGATGAGGTTGGGAATACAGTTGCTACTCAGTTAAGTCATTATTTGAGAGAAATATGTTCTCAGATTAAAGTTATACATACAGACAAAACAGATGGTTGGGACGCATATGATGCTATGGTTCACGAGAGTTGGAATTTTAGCAAATGGGCGTTGTGGGCCAAGCCTTTATTATCTCAGTGGGATAGACCAGTTGAAGTTCAAGTATTAGAGCCCGAACCACAAACAGTAGAGTCTAAAGAGATATCAACTGACGAGTTCCCAATTCAGCCCAACATGAAAATGCTTTTTGATAAGCTAGATTTACAGATTGGCCATAACGGACAAGTCGTAATGAATGCTTCAAATGTAGCTAAGATTCTTAAAAGCCAAATGGCTAATCTTGTTTGGAGAGATACTTTTTACAATGCAAACATGACTAAGTGGCAAACAGGAGAAGATCGTATATGGTCAGATGAAGACACTAATAATTTATTTATTAAAATGCAGATACATTACGGACTTGCAAAATTGACAAAGAATCACGTTGAAGATGCTATTAATTTTGTGGCAGCTCAAGATAAAAGAAATGAACCTAAAGATTGGGTTAATAGTTTAAAATGGGATGGAATTCATAGAGTTGATAATTTCTTTAGAGATGTTATGAAAGCAGTTGGCCCAGAGGACTATGTAAAATGCACCAGTAAAAACTTTTGGATCTCATTAGTTGCTAGAATACTAGATGCTGGATGTCAAGTAGATGAAATGATAGTTTTAGAATCAAAAGAAGGAACTTATAAAACATCAGCATTATTAGCAATTGCTGGAAAATGGTACGGCAAAGCTGGAAAAGATTTAAAGAATAAAGATTTTGACCAAGGTTTAGTTGGTAAAATACTAGTAGACTTTTCAGAGTTATCATCATTAAAGAATTCTGACATCGAATTGGTTAAGGATATGATTACTTGCAGAGAAGATCAGTACCGACCATCTTATGGCAGGAGGACTGAGAAGTTTCCAAGAACTTGTGTATTGGCAGGGACAACTAATGAGTCCGATTATTTAAGGTCTATGACAGGAAATAGAAGATTTAATCCTCTACCAGTAGGAAAAGTTGATTTAGCTTATATTAAAATGCACAGAGAACAACTTTTTGCAGAAGCTGCTTATAGATATAAAGCTGGTGAAACTTGGTGGGAGTATCCAGAGTCAGCAGAAAAGATAAGAGAGTCCAGAAGACAAGTAGATTCTTGGGAATCAATCATTGAAGATTCAGTTGGAAGAAGTCCTCTTAATACTATATTTATGCAAACAAAAGACATTTGGATACATTGCTTTAATGGTGATATTGAAAAATTAGACAGAACGACACAATCCAGAATAGGAAAAATAATGAGAAAATTGGGCTATGAAAACGTAACTACATCTTTAGGTGGAGTTTCAGTTAGAACATGGAGAAAATTATGATTAAAAAAGAATATGGAAATTTATATTTCACTCTAAGAGATGGTGATTCGATAGTTGTTGGCGATGGATTAGTAGTAGTTAGGCAGTTGAAAAATAAAGAGTTACGTTTATTATTTAGATTCCCTAAAGAAACAAAAATACAACGCGTAGTTTCAGAAAAGAAAGTTGTTGTAACTAATAAAAAATAACTTAGCATACATACATGGAGAGAATATGAAGTCAGTTGCAGTCACACATGAACGCATACTTATAGATCGTCATAATAAAAAAATAGAACCTTACGAATATAAAAAGATAATCAGAAAAGAATTTTATTTTAACCCTGAAGATTGCGCTATGCACATACTTAAAGGTTTTATGTCTGTAGCAGATGGTGATTTTTGTTACCACTTAAGATTTATATTTCGTCAGGCTGCGGAAATTTTTGATAAGTTTTACAATAAAGAAATTACAACATTAGAAGCAAAACAACTAGCATTTGAACAAGGTCAGATGCTTTATTATAACAACTATGGAGAGAAATCACTATGAAGATGTCAATGTTTAACCCAGTAAAAGTTCGTACTTTGCAACAGATCCAAGCGATGAGACAAGAGTTAGGATTAGCTCCTATCGTAATGGGATTTCTAAATTGCTTTAAATGTGCTAAACACTTCTTTAGTGAAGACGTTAAAAATCAAAGATCATGCGATCATTGTCGCGGGAATGCTGATGGGGAAGCCAAATGAAACTAACCACAGTCCTAACACTACTAGCGTGTAGCTTGATAATAATCTCTTTCGAGATATGGCAGTACAGAGAAGCTAATACGAAAATGATAATCAAAAACTCATACATCGAAAACGGCAAAGTAATACATACAGATGTTTTTACGGCTAACTTGTCTGAACAATGTATTAAAAATAACTAAACAACAAAGGAAGAAAAGATGATCGAAAAATTAACAAAAGAACAAGAGAAGAAAATAAAAGTTTACCTAAAAAATGGTGAGGCTATTGGTTATCGCACAAAAACTGTAGACAAGAAAAAAGCTACTAAAGCGGTTAATTTCTTATACGAAAAAATAATGAAGCGAGATAAACCAAAATATATTATCTTTTTAGATTCGCCGATGGCTTGTAATCTGGCGTGTAATTTAATTAAAGACACAAAGTTTGATAAAGAACAGTTATACTCGCAGTTAGACTCGCAGTTATACTCGCAGTTAGACTCGCAGTTATACTCGCAGTTATACTCGCAGTTATACTCGCAGTTAGGCTCGCAGTTATACTCGCAGTTACGCTCGCAGTTAGACTCGCAGTTATACTCGCAGTTATGCTCGCAGTTATACTCGCAGTTAGACTCGCAAAACCTTGAATATTTTTACCCAGCGTCTAATAACTTATATTGGACTGGATACTATGAATTCTATAATTACATTTTAAATGAATTATTGCCTAAAGAGAAAAAGAACTTTAAATTATTTCAAGAATATTTAGGACATTATAAAGAAATTCACATGAGTTATATGTTTCCTGAAATCGTTTTTATTTCAGACTTCCCTAAAGCTATACACACAAATGAAAGACATCAGCTACATAATTTTAATCAAGCTGCATTAGAATACAGAGATACTTATTCATTATACCGATCAAATAGTATTGAGATGAGTAAAGAGCAAATACTAACACCAGCTTATGAAATTACTAAAGAAATGTTTTTATCTGAAACAAATGTAGATAAACGCAGAGAATTATCTCGAAAAATCGGTATTGAAAAAACAATCGAAATGCTAGGCGCAGAAGTTGTTGATACTTATAAATCTAAAGTCGGTGGATTGTATGAGCTTTTAATGGTTGATTTTAACAACTCAGGAAACAAAAGACCTTATTTGAAAATGCCAAACCCATCAATGAAAGGTGTTTTTCATATTGAGGGTGTCTCAGCAAATGTAAAAACAGTTGAAGAAGCAATAATGTTTAGAAACGGATTAACAAAATTTATCGAGCCAGTGAGCTTGAGCTAAGGAGAATTTATGAAGTATTATCAACAAGGTGACGTGATTTTAAAGCCAGTAGGAATTTTTGAAGCATCTTTAAAAGAATTTGCCTCAATTCCAAAGACAGCAAAACCAGTAAAAGGTAATTTAGTTTTAAAAGGAACTACTAACAGCCATGCGCTTTATGGTGGAAAGTTCCAATTATTAAAAGACAATGAAGTGTTATTCATTGATGTTAAAAAAGAAACTACTTTAGACCATGTTCAAGATCATAGAGTTGCAAAGCCAAAACACGCAGAACACCATGCTCAAAAGATCGCAGTAGGTCAGTATTTTTTAAGTCCTGTTATGGAGTACGATCACGCCAAAGAAGAATCAAGAGTAGTAATAGATTAATCCCCCCACAGGGGAGCAAAGGAATGATGAGATGAAAGAAGAAATACAAGAAATGTCAGTCAAATCAAAAGCTATCTTTAGAGAATTAGAAATCTTAGCCGTTAGTTTAAACGAGCTAGAGCAAACAGAAATTTGCGCCTCTATTGGTGGTTGGGAATTTCAATTAAAAAAGATTGCAGATATTAAGCCAGAGGTGAACTAATGACCCTATCAACCGAACTCGAGCAAGCGGCTAGAGAGTATTCAGAAACATTTGAAACAAAAGAAGACATTGCGGATTATCACATTGAAGACGCGTATAAAGCAGGAGCCACCAAAGCCCTAGAGATCATTCGGGGGAGTGGTGGAGTAAAGATTGATCGTTATTATGACTGGTATGAAGAGGGTTTACAATTAGATGAAGATGGTGATTACGTTAGATATGACGACCACATACACACCCTAGATTGTTTTAAGCTCAAGATTCGGGAGCTAGAGGAGAAGTTTAACAACTTAGACTTGGTTTTAATTAAAATTCAAAATTCAGTAGCTATGGCTTCTTGCAATGAAAATGAATTATTTAAAGAATTGGCAATACAAATGACTACGATTATTGAAAACGCTCGCGGTGCAGAACTCACAAAGGCCGATCATGGGTAAGAAAGAAGACGAAATGAGCGCGCAAGAAACCATAGAGCATTACGGAGCTGATTATATCTATGAAGAAGTTGGAAATCGTCGAATGGATAAAGACGAGACTTTTGTTAAGTCAGCCACTTTTAATTATCACACCGCTACCATAAAGTCCGAGCTATCAGCTCTTAGGGTTGAGAATGAGCGCCTTTCAAAGTATTTAGATAAAGCAAACAGTTTAATACATTTTGATTTTGATAAAGCCTCAACAGGTGCAGTCATGAACCACTCTAACGAGCTGCAAGAGTATAGGCTCACCCACCCAAAGGAGACGAAGTAATGAAAGTGCATAAGTTAAAAGAAGTATACAGCGAGCTTGAGAATATTCTTGAGGACGTTATTTCACTTTGTGGAATCAAAATTAAAACACCACATAAGCAGCTTTCTATAGACGATCAAGACGTAGATTGTAAGCGATGCCTTAAACTAATCGGAAAGAAGAAAGTATGAGTGAAGTGAAAGAAAAGCCACTAGGATTTGTTGGCGTAGTTTATGTTAAAATGGAGAGTATCCCATTTACAGGCGAACGACATTTAAAAGAGCCGACAGACTTAGTTGAGTTTAGCGCCTATCTCGAATCCCAGCAGCGCATTAAGAGCTTGGAAGAGGACGCAGATATAGCTCAAATTGCTTTTGACATTGTCGATGGGCAAAGACTAGCGGCTTTTGCAAGAAATAATGAACTCGAAAACAAAATCTCTGAACTCGAAGCGCAGAATAAGAAGCTGGGTGAGGCTTTGAAAGAGGCAGCGAGTGAGCTTTATACAACAAGTAGAGCGAATACTTTTGGTAATGAGTGGATTCAGAAAGAAAACGCAATAGCGTGTGGTGAGGCTCATTCAAAGGCGCAAGCAGTATTAAAAGAATTGGAGATAAAATGAAACAGTATCCGTTGATAGAGGATTGTGGTTTAGAAGTAGAAACATATTATGCTGGCGGTAAAGACGTTATTTATTATGTTAAAGCAGCTCCATTACAAAAGCTCTTGAGTGAGGGTGTTAAGGTAAATGGCGGCATAACTTCTTATAATTCTGACAAGCCAAAAGATAATTGGGGTTTTGACAGTCACTACAAAGACGATACTTCTACTCACACAGGTTTAGTCATCAACATCAAGCCCATACAGAAAGAAGTTCCAATAACAATTACAAAATCGTTATTTATCGAAACTCTTAAAGAGATAGGTATAGATCACCCAAATACGATTGCAGACGCATTAAGAAAAGCAGGTTTTGAGCGCATCGAATCACAAGGGGTTGAGTAGGTGGAAGAAAAAGAAACAAAAACAGCTAGAGAAATAGATCAAGTTGTTTGTAATTGGACTATAGACAATGGCGTTAGCTTAACAGAAAACCAGCTTAATAGTTTGGTTGATGTGTTGTGCGATCTTTTTGAGATAGATGCCAAGGAAGAACTTAATTAGCCCCATCGGGCGGAAAGAGGGGATATGATACCAATTCCTGAAAAGATAGAATTTAGATTTGTAATAAGTAAAAATGATCCAAGAATTTGGTTTCATAGATACAAAGCTTTTAATGGTTTTGAAATAAAATTAGCTTGGTTTTATTTTCAAGTAACATTTTAACCCCCAACAGAGAGGAATAGATGATAACATTTAAAGAGTTAATGGGAGATATGAAAGCCCCGACCGATCACTTAATAAATGTTCATTCGACGCTTATTAAGCTAAATAAACTTAGAGATGCTTACGGCAAGCCTTTACGAGTTACTAGTGGATACCGATCAATGGCAAAACACTTAGCCATATACGCCGCTAAAGGCATCACAGATCAATCTAAAATACCAATGCAATCTAATCACCTTAAAGGATTAGCTGCTGATGTAGTTCCGATTGAAGACGATATTAAGCACTTACAGGATTGGATATTGGATAACGTAAAACTTATGGAAGAAATCGGGCTTTGGTTTGAGGATTTTTCAGCTACGCCTACGTGGTGCCATATTCAGGTTGTGCCGCCTAAGTCTGGAAAAAGGTTTTTTGTTCCATGATAACCCCACTTAACCCATCAATTCCAGTTTTTGTAGTAGATCAAGGAACTGGAGAATGTATTGGATGGATTGACTATGGACCAGAACATCACTTGCTTTGGATAGTTTCTATGGATAGTACAGGGGAAGTATGGCAAGTTCCAAATCCACAAATAAGACTATGCAGAAACCCATCAATGTTACGTCATGTGAAAGAAGGAAAAATTGATAAAAAGTCCACAGATAAAAATACTAGTTCATAATAGTTATTTAACTAACAATAAAGAAGAAGGATTTTCTGAAGCATATATGATTGGTTTAGACTGTAGAGATGGAAGCCATATTAGATTTACAGTTTATTTAAGTTCTGGAGCAATCTTCAGCGGACTACCTATAGAAGCTATTTACTGTGATAAGTTTAATGAAGTAAATAAAAAGGGTAAATTAACTAATCAGCATCTACAGCCTTATAGTTGTTTAGAAGGTGTTGTTTCATGCTTAGTGTACGACTTAATAAGAAATTGCGCTGTCTTAATTAAAAACTTAGGTGAAGCTAACTATCTTTTTACAATTAATTATCAAGGCTTTGGTTTGTCCGACGATCCTGAACAGCACAAAACTCACAATATAGTTGTTCTTAAAAATGGACAGCTTGCGGCTATTCCAAATAATTATATGTTAGTTAAAGATAACTGGTTTTCAACTGGAAAAACTTTAAAGTATTCTAGAGTTAAAAAACATTACTTTGCAGGAGGATAAATAAAAATGGCCCCTTTAAGAGGCCATGAGATTTGGTCTAAGGTTTCAAGCCTGATCCTACAATCCCTGTTAGAATATCCTAGTAGAATACTCCAGTTTGTACAATAGCTCTTTCTGATCTGAGTTAT